TATCATTAAAATCGTCTTCCTCAAAATTAGAGTTTGTTGCGGATGAAAAATTATCACAACGGATAATATCATACTTAGTAATATTATGATCAGATGCAAAAGTGATTGTAACTGTAGCGTCGCTTTGCGTTGTTGTAAAAGCGCTAGTTAAAGTTGTTGTAGCTTTAATAGGAGTAATATCATAAAATGCTCCTCCTGAATATACATATAAAAATCTGTTAGTACCAATTGCTGCATATTTAATACCACTTGCATTAACAAAATGATGGAGTGCTGTATTTCTACCTGTTAAAGTATTATCTCCTAATTGGGCCCAACCACCTATTTTTTCAGGTGAGCCATATCTAAATCTAACATAATCACCACTAACCCATTGACCCTCGCCACCCGTTGATGTGACTTGTTTATTGAAACCTGGTTGTATGTTAATTTTTTGTAGCATATAAAAAACCTAATAATAAGGCAGGAGATGGTGTGGTGGAATCTCCCGCCATATTATTATATATAATATTATTTAGGTATTTTAAAGCTTTTAAACCAAGCAGGCAACCCTAAAAAAGGTCTTTTATCATATTGATTTTCTTTAGCTTTTTTAGACGATGATTTATTGTAATGTAAAAATACTTGTGCACAGTCTTTACCTGTAAATTCTTCTCGCCAATGTTCTAGTTCGCAACCAGAATATATAAGCATATCTCCAGGGTCAAGGTCAACTTTAATACCAGCTCGACCTTGTTTTCCTGTTGGGTCTAGGTAAATTGACCATGGGTCACCACCTAGATTTAATGTTGTTGATATCTCACAAGAGTATCTATCTTTGTGTCTTGCAAGAACATCTCCTTTTTTATAAATTCTAGCGTATGCATATGTAGGAGATAATTTTAAATTTGTATGTTTTTCCATTACAGGTTTAACTTGTTCTAATAAAGTCTCCATTGCTATATCACTATAATGTGAATAAGTATTTGGTACTTGTTCATCATTCCATATACCAAAGTATTCTGTAAAAGGTGATATGTATTTTTGATCAAATAAAAACTTTGCAACTTTTCTTTTTTTTAAAAAATAATCAAAAGCAAAACCTGCTAATTCTTTACTAATAGCTCCTTTTAAAACGCTATATTTATTTCTTTGGAACACCGATTTTTTTAATGACATTTTTACCTTTCAATTGCATTTTAGATTTTATAAAATTATCTATAAAATTTGGTTTATTTTTTAATGGACTAGATTCTAATATAGTTTTAATAAAAGCTTTTTTCATATCCTTATTTTGCATTTAAAACTACCTTTGGTATCGCTTGACAATTCCAGTGTATAAATCTAAATGGCTCATAACCCATATCTACTATGTATTGATGAGGTAAGTATGATGGAAAAAACATTGTTCTTCCTGGTTGTACTTTATAATTTATCTGACTAGATGCATACGTTACTTTTGTCTTATCTTTCTCTGGTAAAAGATTCATAATATTACCAGGGCGTGGATCTTCAAACAATGGCATAGATGTTTTTTCAGAACATTTTAAAAAATAGAATCCAGATATATGTCCATTCCAATGTGTATGTAATGTGTGGTGTCCTCCACCTTTTTTAGGAAATTCTTGTACCCACATCTCTGTAATAAACAATTGATAATTAGTCATATCAAAACCCATTTCAATTAATAAGTTATGTGCTGTTGCGCCTATATAATCTTGTAATTGTTTAAAGTTAGGATCACCAATTAATGATGTCGAATGAAATACATGTCCCATATCTCCTTTGTTACCAAACTTTTTATTTCGTTTATCTATATCTTTTTTTAAATTTTTCTTTGCTGCTTCTATGTAAGGGTCGGATGCCTTATTTAAATCCTCTACAAATTTAGGCTGGTCACCATACCATATAGGAGAAAGAAATAAATCTTCTCTTTGTAATTGTTTTGGATATCCATCTGCACTACCACATGATATCTCGTCTAATTTTTTCCTTGTTTTTTTCTTTTTCATATTTTTTCTATTTATATGGCCATCCTAAATTCCAAATAACCAAACTGTTTCTTTCTCCTCTTTTCACTGGACATACTCTATGCCACACAAAACCAGGAAATACAACTAAAGATCCTTTGGGTAATATTTCTTTACATTTAACAACATTTCTTTTTTTGTCAGGGTCCATGTTTCTAAAATCAAATTCTAATTCACCTCCACTATATTCTTTTGGATCTGATAGTGTAACTGTTACAGATAGTTTTCTTATTTTACCATGAGAAGGATCTCCTTGTTGTCTTTGATAAGGTTGATCCCAACCATCACAATGCCAATCATAAAACTGACCTTTTGTATATTTTGTAAATTGACAAGACTCAGAAAAATCCCATTGAAAATTCCAACCTGCATTTGCATTTGCTTGATTAACATATGGTTGTATCTCTTTATATATCCATCTATCATTCATCCAAACAATATCTGAATTTCTTTTCTTTTTTAAATCTTTGATTTGTTTTTGATTTAATTTTTGATTACCATATCCACCAGTCACTGCCATTTGATCTTGCAGTTGTTTTCCGTATTTAGAAATATCATCACAGATACGCTCTGGAATTGCTGATTTAAAATACCAATAATAGTTTGTAAGGTTCATATGTCTTTATGAAGTTTTTATAACATAGATTAAGAAATAGTCAATAATTAAAGTTAAGCCATCCTGTTACAATATATTTATCATATTGTTTAGTAATTTGTCCTCTATGTGTATGAGTCCAATCTGTAGGCCATATTAAAGTAAGACCTTTTTTTGCAGGAGCGGTGATTTTTTGATAATAAAAATCAGTGCCTCCTTTTGGAACATTATTAAGATATGTCATAAATACGAGTGATCTTGTTGTATTAAATAATCCAGCTCTTTCAAAATGCCAGGTTTTATAACCCGCTGATTTTTTATAATATTGAATTTTTAAATCTTCTTTTATTGATGAGGTATTTATTTTTTTAACAAATTTAAATTTATTTTGATATTTTTTTAATGCTTTGTTTAACTGTAAACCATAATCTTGTGCAAGTTTTTTATTTGATAGTAATGATAAATCTAAACTATCTTTCATTTTTTTATTTACGTGATTTCTGTTTGTGTTTAAAGTTACAGTGCCTGAAGAAGCATATTTTATATTATTATCAAAATATAATTTAATTTTATCACATAGGTCAGTATCAATATAATAACCACCAATAAATGTCTCCACCCCAAACATATGTTCTTTCATTTTAAATATATTTTAATTAAATACTAAAGTCCCCGAAACTGTAAAAGTTGCAACTTTAGAACTACTAGGACCACACACAAGTGTATTTGTTCCAGGTGTTACACCACATATATGAGGTGCACATGCACTAGGAATTTTAATCATAATTCTTCCTGAACCCCCTGCTCCTCCTAAAGAAGAAAAAGGTTCTCCTGTTCTTTGACCACCACCGCCACCACCAGTATTTACTATTCCAGGTCCAGCTGGGGGAGCAGCACTATCAGGACTGTTAACTCCATTTCCACCACCTCCTGATCCTCCATTTGATTCAGGGTTAGACGCTGCTGATGCACCACCACCTCCACCACCATATGTTACTCCTGTTGGTCCATAATAAGGTTGAGGGGCACTTCCAAATACTGGAGCAATAGATGATCCAGATCCACCACAACCTCCTGCACCTGATGAAGGTCCATTTCCTCCAGAACCTCCAGCTCCACCACCCCCACCACCAGAATAGGCTGGACCTGATTCTTGTCCAGAACCTCCAGGATTTCCTTCTGATGGACTAAATCCTCCTGCATTACCAGTTCCTCCACCATCGGGATCAGTTCCTCTAACTCCACCACCACCTGAACCTCCTGGTGCTCCATCAGTTGGATTATTACCTGCAACATATCCACCACCTCCACCACCAGCTGTTGCTAATATTGAAAAAGGTTCGCAAGCTGCAAATACTGAAGGGTTTCCACTAATAGAAGGTCCACCAGCATTTGTACCAGCACCTCCTGCTCCAACTGTTACTGTTAAAGTTTTTCCTGCTACATCTGATAATGTTTGGGAAGTTAATAATCTAAATCCACCAGCTCCACCTCCACCACCTATATTAACACCTCCGCCTCCGCCACCAGCTAATACGAAAACGTCAGCATCTACATCTAGCACAAATCTTGGCCATGTTCCTTGTTGCAATGCTCTTAATTGACTTTTTAAATTCCAC